ATCAATAGTTAAATCTCTAACATTTGCTTCCGCATAACATCCAGATCCTCTTGCAACTACACTAATAGTGGTATTCGAATCATAATTGGCACCAGGATTAATTACGATTACATCAGTTATTGATCCACCAGAAACAACTGCCCTCAGCTTAGCACCTACACCACTACCGTTAACAATTAATTCTGGTGCTGATGAATATCCACTACCACCAACTAATAAATTGATGTCTAAAATTCTACCATTGCTGATAATAGGGGAAATTTCTGCTCCGTTTCCAGAAGATATGATGATATCTGGTTTTTTGTGGAAATTGATGATTTCTGTGCCGTAGCCACTACCTTCCTCATAGAGATGAATATCAGTTATTTCACCAGTAATAACTGGAGTTGTTGTAATAGTTCTAACACCAACATTTTCATCATAAACTACGTTAAGATTTACCTCAATTTTTGGATAATTAAAAGTATGATATCCTGATCCAATACTTGATAAGTTTACATAATTTTTTGTAATATAATTTGATGATATGGTTGCACCAACACCAGCACTTGCAACTCTAAAAGTATCGTCATCAGTCTTTATAACATAGTAACTAAAATCTGTAGATAATCCTGATACTACACTTCCAGTTGTTGAGTAGTTTATGATATCACCATCAGAAAATCCATGATTTTTAAAGGTTATGGTGTCATTTGCTGTAGAGATAGACTCCGGTTTTACAATTATTTTTCTATTTTGATAATTGCTTCCAGGATTTAGCACTACAATGGATCTAAGGGTATTCTTACCTTCATATGTTCTAAACTTATGAATTCCTGAGGCAACTGCACCATTAGGTCCTGCTGTAGTAAATCCAACTGTGTTAATTCCACTATTGTAGTCTGACAAACTATAATAAAGTTTAATGGTTTGGTCATTAACAACTTCTGCATAATAAATTGACCCATTAGATAATGTGCCAGTAGATAATTCATTTGATGTGAGAGCTCCATAAGTTCCCACACCAATAGCAGTATTACCGTTTCTATTATAGACAATAGGTTGTCCATTATAGAAATTATGATTAGATGAGAAGGTTAAAGTTTCTGACTCAACATCAAGACCTCCACCCAAATAATTTAATCTAGAATCGAAATCAACTTCACGATATCTCTTTTCTACTACTGGTTTTAAAACTGCTCCATTACCATTTCCTCCTGTTAAGGATGCTGATATAACCTCATTGACATCAAAGTCTTGAGGATCTACAATAACTTCTTTTAATGTGCCACTTAAATTTGAATAAGAAAGTGCCGTAGTTCCTACAGAAGGAGATGTTATTGATATATCAGGTGGATTAACTACATCATATCCACTACCACTATTGAATACTGTAATGTCCTTAATAGGTCCATAATAAACTTTATCTCTAGACTTATAGTTTATTAACTCAACACCATTTGCAAAAATACCTGTAGAACCTGGAGTAGTATTTTCTTTGGTGCCAATTTTGATATTTTTCTTGTTAGGTATCTTTTTAAGAATCTTTTGGGGACTTATTAATTCATCTTTTTGAGAATATAAGATGAAATTATGAGATCCTACAACCTGACTATTAAAAGTAAACTCAACATAATTATCATTTAGAATTAATGATCTTGATTTATATAATTTTATTTTATTATTTGGAGAGAGAACTTTTACATAATAATCACCCTCTTCAAGTCCTATAAGTGAAACATTACTTGGTTTATAATATATTCTATCACCAGTTAAAAATTCTACACTGCTATCGAACGAAATGATGGAATACCTATCTGTAGAAGAATTATATCCTTGTAGTGTAGTTGAATTTGCAGTGGATATCGAAGATTTTTTTACACTCTCTTGAATCTCATATGACGGCAAAGAATTTGATGCCACATAGAAATATTCATTATTCTCATTGTAGAGATTTTGAACATCACTAACTAAAACATCATTTCCATACTTAATAGGTGTTGCAGAACTTTTAGCAGTTTTTAAATTTCTACGAATAGAAAGATTTTTATTTAAATGTTCTGTGGTAAAACCAACATTGCTTAAAACTACATAATCATTAAATATTGCATCAATAGTTGCATTTTCACTGTAAGTGGTTTCGGATATTTCATCTAAAATTTGTACTGTGTCGCCAACACTTAAAGTAATATCATTGACAATAGAATCTTTCAAGAAGAATCTAAGATCACTTGGATTGTAGTAATCTACAGCATATCTTGGGCTAGTATTATATGTCCAAGAATTAGCAAAAATTTCTTTATAAGTTTTATCAGACTCTGGATTTAAAATCTTTTCACCTACATTTTTAAAATATATTTTTTGATCAGTAGATAATAATTTAATATCACTAGTACCTTTAAAATTAGATAATACTCCGGTTATACGTACATCAACCCTTTTGTTAATATCTCCATCTTCATATCCATAGAAAGATTCGTCAATACGCAACTCACCTTTAATTGGTATTTCTGTAACAACACCTGTACAATCTAAGAATTGATTTACAGTCTTAGAAGTGTAATTAATCTTATCGCTTCCAAAAATTAATGTGCCAGAATTTGGAAATCCTATTGTAGAATCTACTGTAATTACAGATGCACCTATACTTACAGAATTAATCGCAGTTACTTTTGGTTGAACTGCAAATGATCCTTGATTACTATCAGTGTCGTCATATCCAACGAACAATGAAAGTCCATAATATGTGCTAACACCTACATTTGAAAATATTTCTACTTCAGAAACAGAAGCAAATGTTTCTGAATCTGAAGATTTTCTAATTGTCTGACCCTTTAACTTGCTTGGGTCTCCAGAAATAACTTCAACTGCTATATTTTCTCTTCTTAAATATCTTGCTGAAGATGGCTTTATTAGATAATCTTCTAAGTCAACAATTTCTGGAGTTATACCATAAAGAACATTGAAAAGAATTTTGAAAGATTCTTCAGTTCCTTTTGATTCATATAAACTCTTTGCTTCCTTGATGAAGTTATTGACATCTAAATCAGATACAAATTCTACATTTTCTAATCCAGGTGTGTATGTATATTTTAATTTTTTATAAAACTCTTTTAAAAATTCAGCACTAAGATTTTTTACATCTGCTCCAGCAGTATGTGATGCTGCTTTTGATGTGCTGAAAATTAATTCTTCTGGATTTAAGTCCGTTTTATAGGAAGTTACAGCACTAAATCCTCTTACACATCCAATAAAACTTGATGGAGTTTTGCTAGTGTAAGTGAAAATCTCATCATCAATCTGAAAAAGACCATACTCTGCAGGAAAACCTTTAGTAGAACTTACTGTTATTGTAGTTTCTTCATCATTAATATCGGCAGAAAGAGTAATATCACCACTAATTACTTCAGGGGTAAGGTTGTCAATCTTAAGATACTGATCTAAGTTATTGGCAAGGTCAGCAGGTCCACTCTGATACTCTTGAGATATGTAATATTGCTTTAAAAAATCTATCGATTTAGGACTTTCAGAACGTAAAAACTCTGGTAATTGGTTCTCAATAATTTGTTGAACTTTTACCCTCGTCTCAAATCCAGTTTTTATCATCTTATACCCTCTTTAGTTCTCCGTTTAAGTAGCTAGAAGTAGTCTTATATCCGACTCCGGATATCTGTTCACCAGAAGTAATAGTATCCTTTATCATATTTATCTTGCTATCAGCAACTGAGAAACTAAGATAAAGGTCCTTCAGTCCAATAACATCATTTGACTCTGGATATGCCTGAATCTCAATAACGTTATTTTCTTTTTCTGTAGATGTTATATTAATTGTATTGAGTTTAATCTCACCTTTTACATAATCAACTGTTCCTGCAGATTGTATTTCAACAAAATACTTATCAGCACCAACAGGTTCTCTTACTATGCTCAGCACACCCATTCCATCTTCGCCAGGAGTATCTGTGATGTAGAATGTTCCAGTTCTACCGGAAAGAGTGAAACCAGTGCTCTTAATATTAAATCCTTCTTTTACATAACGGAATGCATTTCCATAACATAATTCATACTGAGCAGACTCATTAATTGCTGCTCTTAGATTTCTTCTAAGAATAACTCTTGTAATATTTGATGTAATTGCATTATCAACGTTATCAATTGTTTGACACAACTTACTATACTTAAATCTGCCACCAAACTTATTAATATTTGAAGATGAGAATGTATTCAATGTATTTGTAATTGATGTCTTCAAATCATTTGGAGTTGATGCCTGAGATGGGTTATAGTATACTGCAGAGTCAACTTCAACATAAAGAACCTTAAGGTCGATGATTTGTTGATTGATGCCAGACAATGAATAATTCTTTAATTTAGAAAGTATTGTTTCCTTGTCAAAGTCAGAAACAAAATCACCATTCTTTGGTTTGATACTAATAATTACATTGCCAAATTGTGGAGGATCTAATTCCTCACCACCAACTACAGATACTGATTCAGTATTTGGATAGATTGATTGAATAATTGCCTCATAATCACGGGCAGTTACTGCTCTATACTGAGATGAATATAGTCTTGGTGCAAAATACTTGATAGATTCAATACTTTCAATATCTCCACCATTAGATGATGCAGTATTTGTTGTTACAGTGACTGATGTTGGACCTACAATTTGATCTAAAGAACCAACTAAACGTCCAGAGAAGGCAAAATCAGATGCTCCATTACCTTCAACACCGTCAGTAACGATATAAGTGACCGTAACGACTGCGCCATTGGTCAATTTCTTACCAAAATAACCATCACCAAATAATAATTCATATTTTTCATCCTGAACTTCCTGAAGAAGATAGATTTCAGAGTCAGAATTTAGGTTAATAATATTATCAACACGTGAATATTCCTTTTCATCAACTTTTACAACGATTGTAGCAGTATCAATGAAGGAATTATTTAAAATAAATCTCTGATCGAGGGATCCATCAACTACAAAACTGTTTCTAAGTAGTGTGCCCTGGTAAATGTCAATACCAGAGAATGTTGCAGTGCCAGAAGAAACTACAGTAGTAATACTTTCTGGAATTGAGAAGATGTAATTACTATCTTCAACGGATCCTACGCACACTAGACCCTCCTCTAAGGTTAGTGTAGGACTACTTGTGTCTGTTACCACGGATAGTGTTATATTTGCCTTAGAGGAGCTCCTGGACCGAGGTACATAACCAATATTTCTTGCCAAAGATACGACGTTTTCCCTCAATGTTGCCGAATCCAAGAAGGATTCGTTGACAATCATATTGGAATTGAATGCCGTAATGTAAGTATTATAGGCAAGAGTGTCGATTAAGACAGAAAAGTTAGATCCCTCAAAGTCAAAGTCCGTAAAATTGGAATTTGCCCTGAGATAATCCTTAATTTGTGCTCTTATCTGGTCAAAATCTAGGTTTGTAAACTTTGTAAAAGGCATATTACCTGGTTGCCTCTAAGATAAATGTAAATTCTTGAGTCGGAAAGTCCTGACCAATGATATCAAAGATAACATTACATTCAAATGTGTTGTCATCAGGTTGTGGATTGACCTGAACCTCAACATTTTCCACTCTTGGCTCAAAATTTTCGATTGTTGTAAGAATTTGGTCCTGAATTACACTCGCCGTGCCATAATCAACAAACTCAAAGAGACTTGCTCTTACATCAGACCCTAAAAGAGGTTGAAAAAACCTCTCTGTAGGGATAGTTTCAACCAAATTTCTTACAGAACGACGAATTGCATTCTCATTTTTAAGAATAGGTAGGTCTTTTGTCACCGGATGAGGGTCAAAAGACAAACTAATGTCCTTAAATGCTCTTGATATCCGAGTGACTGCCATTGATCAGAAGGTTTTCTTGACTTATTTATGCTCAAGACCAAGGATTTCCATAATTTGGCTCTGTGCCATACTCCCAATCATCATAATCATCATCATTACGAATCTTTTCATGTAATTCTGACTGTTTTTTTAAGTCATGTGTCTTCTCATAGTCCATAATCTCTTGAAGAAATTGCTTCTTCTCCTCATATACATTAATGTTTTGCATCGAACCATAATCTGAGGCAAGACGATCCGTGCCCCACATCTCTCTCATATAGTCTCTATTACGATCGACAGGTGATTGTCCCATTTTTAGCTCCTGATTTATAAAAATCAGAACTTTTAGAGGGGTTGCTATCCCTTATTCGTATTTATTTTCATAAAAAAAGAGGGGTCATCCCCCTCCTGATATCAACCTTTGCCTTGACCGCGATACTTCTTCCGTGCTTTATTGCGAGAAGACGCAGCATACTTGGTATGAGATCCCGCTCCTTGACGAGTTTTCTTAGGAGCTCCCTCCACATAACCACCACCCTTACGCATAGCCATAATTAATACTCCTTAGTAATCTTAGTTTCAAGTTCTTGTGGTCTTGG